CTTCCTTACTTGCAACGGGAAACGCTTTCGGATATACTGAGGGCAATTTTATGAAGTCAGTACCCGACGAAGTAAAGATATTAAATACTCAATACTTAGATCCTTATTTTGACGGGGAGGGAGATTTTAGCTATGCTATTTATGATAATGGAAACGGGAGGCAAATTAAGATATTACCTAACGAGTTAATACATATTAAATTTGCTAACATTATTGAAACTGGAGATGATCAATGGTTTGGAACTTCTCCATTAAGAGCATTGCAAAAAACCTATTTAGCTAGTAACGAGGTAATTAATGCACAAAGGCATTTATTTAAAAATAAGGGGGCTATCGGTTTTATTACTTCAAATGATAGTCAATTACCATTAACACCAAAGGAAAGAAACGAAATTGATAAACAATTTAGGGATAACAGAATAGGAGGGAGCGATAATTACGGTAAGATTTTAACCACGTCCACCTCTGTAACATATACCGAAGTAGGAAAAAGCCCTAAAGATTTAATGTTAGATACCGCTAGTGTTTCATTTTTGCGTATTATTTGCTCTAGTTTTGGAGTTGATAGTGCTTTATTTAATGATCCGCAAAACAAAACTTATAACAATAGATTAGAGGCTCAAAGAGATTATTATAATGACGTTTGCATACCTTTAATGAATAAGTTACTACAAGCGTTCAATTACCAATGTGGGACAAATATAGAAGTTAACACCGATGAAATTTTAGCAATACAAAAAGAAGATGAAAAAACAGGGGTACAGCCAAAAGGCGAATAGTTTAGACTTTGAAGTAAAAGACAACAGCGGTAAAAGATTAGTAAAGGGGTACTTTGCTAGTTTTGGGAATGTTGACGCTCATAATGAGGTATTTACTAAGGGAGCATTTGCAAAGTCAATTAATGAAAGGGGCGTAAATTCTCAATCTAATAGAAAGATTTTACACCTTGCTTTTCATGATATGAATAGACCAATAGGAAACCTTAAAGTATTAGAGGAGCATAGCGAGGGTTTATATTTTGAAAGTGAACTTGGAACGCATACCGACGGGGAGGACGCTTTTAGAATGTATAAAGAGGGTATTATTAGAGAACACTCGGTAGGTTTTATGTACGTAGGCGACAAAATGAAAGAGCTAGACGGGGGCGTTTGGGAATTAAACGAGGTTAAATTATTTGAGGGGTCTATGGTCGGCCTAGGGGCAAACTCTGAAACGCCTAATTTAACAGCAATTAAAAGCCTAGAGCAAAAAGAGGCGGTACTAGAAAGGGTAGCACAACAAAGAGAGCAATTATTTAAAATGGTGGCCAAAGGTGGCGATCTAATAGAATTACAATTAAGAAAATTATGTTTTGAATACGAAACACTTGCTAAATTTAACCCGACTATAGCTAAGTCAGTTAAAAATGATGAGCCGTTGAAATCTAAACAGAATTTATTCTTAAATTTATCTAAACTTTAATTTATTACTTATGAAATTCAAAGAATTTTTAACACAAAAAGAGCTAACGGGCGAGAAATTTGCAGAGTTAGAGGCTGGAAAACAAGCAGAGTTATACAACGAGTATAATGACGGGCAAAGAAAAGCTATTGAAACAGCTATCGAAACTAAGGCTTCAAAAGAGGATATCGCTAGTTTAAAAGAAGAGTTTACAAAAACTTTAGTAGACCAACAAAAAGCAATGAACTCGGTTTTAAAAGATATGGGAGTAGCTATTAAGGCTTCAATTCCTAGCAAAGCAAAGGGCGAAGTATCATTAAAGGAGTTAATGGCCTCAAAAGAAAAAGACTTTGAAAGATTACAAAGCACAAAAGAGGGTAAAATTAAGTTAGAGGTTAAGGCGTCGGGAACTATGACAACGGGTAACTACTCAGGTGGGGACTATGTACAGGCTCAAAGATTACCTTTATTCAATGATTTACCATTAACACCAATTAACAACGTATTAGCTTATGTTTCTTCTAGAAATGCTAGCTCTCCTTTTATTGAGTGGGTTGACAAGAGAAATAGAGATGGAGCGGCTGGATATACTGCTGAGGGTAATGCTAAAAATCAAGTTGATTTTGACTTTGTTATTGAAAGAACTCACGTTCAGAAAATTACTGCATTTGTTAAGGTATCTAGAGAGATGTTAAATGATGTATCTTATATGAGAGGTGCTATTAATGACGAATTAAGAACAGTTGTTTTAGATAAATTAGCTACTGAAGTTTTAGCGGGTGCTGGTGGTGCTAATGCTATTGAGGGAATTGTAACAAAGGCTACGGCTTGGAGTGCTGGAGATTTTGCTTTGGCTGTACCAACGCCTAACACGTTTGATGTTTTAAGAACGGCATTAACTCAAATTTCTTTAGAGGGTTATAGTGCTAACGTAATTATGTTAAACCCAGCAGATTACGCATTAATGTTAATGACTAAATCTACTGATGCGGTTTACGTAAATGGACAATTCTTATTTATGGGGGTTGCTGTTGTTGAAAACGCTGGTTTAACGGCTGATAAATTCCTAGTATATGATCGTAATGCGGTTGAATTATACAACTGGGAAAACTTTAACATTGAGGTAGGTTATGACGGAAACGATTTAACTAACAACTTAGTTACTATGGTTGGAGAGTTAAGAGCTTGTAACGTAATTTCGACTAACAAAGCAAAAGCTATTGTTTACGGAACTATTTCAACAGCAACTACGGCAATAACTAAAGCGGGATAATAACTAACTTTTAAGGGGGCTAAACAGCCCCTTTATTTAATTAAATCTATAATAATGGGAGTAAGTAAAGCAACAACCAAAAAAGAGGCGTTAAAAGAGTTTAAGGGCTTAAAAAAATTTACTATCTTAGTTAATAATAAAAATCATAAAAAAGGTGATGAGGTTGAATTAACTTTTGAACTTTATAGTATTTTTAAGAAACTAAAACTAGTATAATGTCTTATTTAATTAATAAAAATGATTTTAAGGGGCGATATCGTATAGCGGTATCGTCCTTTAATGTTTCTATATTTGAGGATTACCTAACCCAATGCGAAGACCAATTAATAACGGAGGACTTTGGGGCTGACTTTTACGATGATGTAATAGTAAACCCGACTAAAGATAAATATACTGACCTATTAGAAAGTGGGTACAAAGATTATTTACTTGGGGCCTGTTATTTCTTTTACCAACGTGATAACTTTTTAAGCACTAGCTCTGGAAATTCAAATATAAATAACTCAAATGCTACTAACGTATCTAATCAATTTAACAGCTCACTAGCTAGTGATAGGTATAACTTAGGTATAGGTTATTATAATAGGGGAGCTTTAGACTTCCTAAATGATAACGCTGTAAAAAGTCAGTTAATCAATTCTAGCACGGATATTGGAGGCGGGTTAATTACGCTAGATGTTTTAGACGTTGATTACCTTTATGCTAATGATACCATAACTATAAGCGGGGTTGATTACCTTGTTAACTCGGTTGATGATGTAGCGGGAACGATAACAATAACAGCCACGGGAGATTTTACAGGAAAAAAATTAATTTACTTACCTTTTAATGAGCCTTTTTTTGAATTTAAAGACTTAATAACTCAATTTTAAGGTATGAAAAAACTATATATAAGCGGAAATTATTTAATAGCAGAGGTTGACACAGAGGTAATTATTGAGTTTCCTATTAATTATACTACGTATAAATACAGGAATTTATTATTTACTATTGTTGAGCAAGTGGGTAACGATACCTTAAAAATTCCTTTAGCTGACGTTTCAAATTGGTTTAACGAGGCTGGAGATACGGCTTATAGTTATGCAACTTTAACTAGTTTTTTAAGGAATAATACCTCTTTTGTTTTGTCAGGAGAAGTAACGCCAGGCGGAGGCGGTGCAACCTACCAAATGGAAAACAGAGTTATAGTAAATCAAACTAATTTTTTAAATACTATTTGCGGAACTATTGACAGTACAAAAGAGTATTTTTTAGACGGGATTATTGATATTGGCTCTAATAGTATTACAATACCCGCAACAGGAATACAATTAAAAGGTTATAGCTTTGATGTAAGCGGGTTAACATCATCTGTAGATAATTATACTATG